TCCTGATGCCGTTGCAGCCAACTGGAACAGAAACGAGACTCTGATCTCGCATCTGTGTATTCCTTCAGAGTACGAAACCCGTATCATGGAGGAATGGAACAAACCATTCACCGCTAATCGTTCAAAGATTTTGAACTACATGATTAGCAAAGGCTTGAAGAACCTTATTTCCGATATAGGAGACTTTTGATGGAACAGCCAAGAAACTGGGACGATATGGATCGTGCCGCAAAGAAGGCTCGTAAGAGTGCTTCAGTAAAGAAGAAGCGTGGAAAGCGGCATCAAGACCGCCAAGATTTGCGTAGTTGGGTAGACGATCTAAATGCAGGAAGAAAGGGACGATTCGATGAGTACGGCGATGAAAACTGAAACCATGAAAATCAGCAAGCGCACCCTAGACATTCTTAAGAATTTCGCGGGTATCAATTCAGGCATCCTTGTGAACGAGGGCAATACGATCAGTACGCTCTCCAACACCAAGAGCATTTTTGCCGAAGCCAAGGTGGACGAGACTTTCGCACGGCAGTTTGCCCTGTGGGATCTCAACAAGTTCCTTGGCACGGTGAGTCTGTTCAAGGATCCCGAGTTCATCTTTGAACATAATCACATCACGATCACAAACGGCAAGTCCAGTTTGAAGTATTACTACTGCGATCCCAAGTTGGTGCTGTCCACCAACAAGAAGATCAATATGCCAAAGGCAGTAGTGTCCTTTACCCTGCTTGCCAAGGACTTCTCCGAACTTCTCAAGGCAGCATCGGTTCTGCAAGTGCAGCACCTGTGTGTTGAGCCTACGGAAGACCGCAAGAATGTGCAGATCGTTGCCCGTGACAAGGACGATAGCACTTCCAACCAGTATTCGCTCATCGTGGGCGAGTACACCGGAGATGCGGACTTTGAGTTTATTTTCGATGTGGAGAATCTGAAGATTCTACCCGGTGACTATCAGGTGGAGATTTCCGAGAAGGTGGTGAGCAAGTTCTCCAACAAGAACGAGCCGCTGTCTTACTGGATTGCTCTCCATGCCGAATCCTCTTATACTGCCTGAAAGGGAACATGAATACTAATGAAGCCGTGAAGGGTCTGTGGGTTGAGCGTTACCGTCCTCAAAGTGTTGAGGACTGCATCTTGCCACAGGACACACAGGATGCGTTCGCCACAATGGTGCAGCGCAACGAACCGCAGAACTTGCTCCTGTCAGGTGGAGCAGGTTGCGGAAAGACTTCTGTGGCAAAGGCACTGTGCAACGATCTTGGTTGCGATTGGTTGATGGTGAACTGTTCTGAAGACGGAAACATCGACACCCTACGCACCAAGATTCGTCAGTTTGCGTCCACGGTATCCCTTACCGAAGGCGTGAAGAAGGTGGTCATCCTAGACGAGTTTGACTATTCCAATGCACAGTCCACTCAACCTGCCCTTCGCGGTTTCATTGAGGAGTTCGCGGCTAACTGCCGATTCATCCTGACTTGCAACTTCAAGAACCGGGTGATTGAGCCGCTGCACTCCCGATGCACTTGCATTGATTTCAGAATTCCGCAGAAGGAAAAGGCTAAACTGGCAGTTCGCTTCCTGAAGCGGGCAGAAGAAATTCTGAAGCGGGAAGGCATTGAATACGATCAGAAAGTTGTGGCTCAACTGGTCGGCAAGTATTTCCCGGACTTCCGCCGTACCCTGAACGAGTTGCAGCGGTACTCTGCTTGCGGCAAGATTGATGTGGGCATCCTGAATTCCATTGCCGATGTGCAGATCAAGGAATTGGTCAAGTGCATGAAGGGCAAGGACTTTGCGGGTGTTCGCAAGTGGGTGGTGGAGAACTTGGATAATGACTCCACCCGAGTTTTCCGTGCAGTCTATGACGGGCTGTACGAGAACTTGGAGGGCGGCTCCATTCCTCAAGCCATCCTGATTCTTGCGGATTACCAGTACAAGGCAGCATTTGCTGCGGACGCAGAAATCAACCTGACCGCTTGCATGGCACAACTAATGATGGAGTGCAAGTTCAAGTGAGCAAATTCACGCCGAACAAGGGCATGGAATACGAGGATCTTCTGATGCGGAATCAGCAGTACGCAGCAGAGATTGAACGGCTCCACATTGCTCTAGGAAATGCTCTACAGGAACGCAATCATCTGCAATCCGAATGTAATAAAATAAAGCGAATGTATTGCAGAGTAGTTGCGTATCACGATATAACATACCGGACTCCCGAAGACCTTGCCAATGATAAAGATTGGGACTGTTTCAAGGAGGACACCAATGTCTGACCCATCAGTTCCCAAAGAATACTTTGTGATGTTCTGCGTAACCCTGCCCATCATTCTTAAGTATTAATCCCCATGAGCCATCAACTCTCTGATTATTTGAAATCTATCAACGAAACCAAAGAGCCGTTGATGGACACCCCGGAATGGGGCAAGCCGTCCTATCCCGCATTCGTGGTGGGTCGGTGTTTGTCGTATTTCCCGGACACCTTGTTCGCGGTCAACGAGATGAATACCCGTGCCCATATTGATCCCAAGATGCATTTTGACTTTCTGCGCGGTGCTGTGCGAAAGCGCAAGCGGTTCTCCAAGTGGCTCAAGCGGGAAAGCGATGAGCGGGTGCAAGCCCTGATTGAGTACTACGGGTTCTCTGCCAAGAAGGCACGGGAAGCCTTGCTTGTGCTGACCGAAGCACAAGTTTCTGAAATAATGGATGCCGTTTCGAAGGGTGGAAAGCCGTAGTGGACTAAATAGTTCCGTGTCACATAATTTAGAAAGTGGTATAGACATGGAACAACCCAACGAACGATACATTGATCTTGAACCCAAAGACCTACTGGAAGTAACGATTGCAAAGCCGGATGACTTCCTGAAGGTGCGTGAAACCCTGACTCGTATTGGGGTATCTTCTCGTAAAGAAAAGAAACTGTGGCAGTCCTGCCATATCCTACACAAGCGCGGCAAGTACTACATTGTCCACTTCAAGGAAATGTTTGCACTGGATGATCTGCCCACCTCTATTGACTCCGAGGACATTGGACGGCGCAATACCATTGCGTGTCTGCTTGAGGAGTGGGGACTGCTGAAGATCGTGGACAAAAACAAGATTGCAGACAAGGTTCCCCTGAACAAAATAAAGATTCTTCCCCACAAGGAAAAGGGAGAGTGGGAATTGTGTCCTAAATACCACATAGGACGCAGTAAGCCCGGTAGCAAATCAGAAGACTGAACTGAACAGGAGATATTCGTAATGAGCCGACTAGTGATTAAGTTCCCAACGCGGAACCGCCCTGATAAATTCAAAGCCGTTTTCACCCGATACCAAACTTTCCTAAGTGGACAGCACGATGTTCGTTTCATCATCACGATGGACGAAGACGACGCCACCATGAACACGCCCGAGATGCACCAGTGGATTGCCACTCGCGCACGAAATGCACAGATTGAATGCTTCTACGGGCACTCCAAGAGCAAGATTGAAGCCTGTAATGCCAACCTAGAGGGTGTGGATGGCGATGTGCTGCTGCTTGCGTCCGATGACATGGTGCCCGTACAGATGGGGTACGATGAAATCATCTTCAAGTGCTTTGAACACGCTTTCCCTGATTTTGATGGAGCCATCAAGTTTTGGGACGGGCTGCGCCCCAAGGAAGACCCGCTGATGACCCTGACGGTCATGGGCTTCCCCCTGTACAAGCGGTTTGGCTACATCTACAACCCTGAATACAAGTCCCTGTACTGCGACAACGAGCAGACACAGGTTTGCTCTGCGCTGAACAAGTTGCGCCGTTGTGATCTGTGCATTATTCAGCACCAGTGGACGAATGAGCCGTTTGATACTCTTCATGCCCGTAACGAAAACGCGGAAATGTACGGAGTGGATGGTGAGACATTCAAGCGGCGTGTTGCCAATAAATTCGATATGGAGACTATGTTCAATGAGTACTCAAGACACTGATATACTGAATCACTACTGCAACGATCCCATGTTTGAGCAGGGATTTTTTACATATCCAAATTTGTATGCCAACATGGTCAATCATTTTGGATCAGGAAGTCATTTTGTAGAAATTGGATGTTGGAAGGGACAGTCTGCTTCTTTTATGGGAGTGGAAATACACAATTCAAAGAAAACCATTCGTTTTGATTGTGTGGATCATTGGAGTGATGCAATAGGATGCCCTGCTGCTCCGGGTGGAGACAAATGGGTCGATGAAGGTAAACTGTTCGAAAAGTTTTTGGCAAACACGGAACTAGTAAAGCATACAATAAATCCGGTTCGCATGGATTCTGTTTCTGCATCAAATAATTATCAGGACAATTCTCTTGATTTTGTTTTCATTGATGGAGATCATTCGTATGAAGCATGTAAGGCAGATATATTTGCGTGGCTTCCAAAAATGAAACACGGATCCATATTGGCAGGACATGATTACGGATGGTGTCCTGAAGTACGACAAGCGGTTCATAGTGCTTTGGGAGAAGGCGTAGAAAAATTTGAAGATCAATATGGTGTGGGCTATAAGTCATACAGTGATCCGTGGGGCGAAGGCTGTTGGATAGTTCAAATAAACAGGAGCGAAAATGCCAGTACCATCAAGTGAAATTCTTTTAAGAGATCGGAAGAGCACA